CTGAAAACAACTTCCAGATGATGCTGTACGCCCTTGGTGCTTATGCCTACGCGCTCATTCACTGTGAGCACGTCGAAAGTATCAAGTCTGTAAAGATGTCAATTTTTCAGCCACGAATCGGAAACATCTCCGAGTGGGATATTCCTCTGTTAGATCTGCAGGTCATCGCTGAGCGTATCTTTAGACCTCGAGCACAGGAAGCACTAAGCGCTAATGCACGATTTGCTGCCGGTGAGTGGTGTCGCTGGTGCAAGGGCCGTGCAGTCTGCCGTGCAAGATCTGAACAGTTTGCTGAGATTGTTGAGGACTTCAGCAAAAAGCTCCCACCTGATTTGTCTGATGAGGAAATCCTTGAGGTGCTTAGAAAAGCTGACGACTTTGCATCATGGCTTAAGGATGTAAAAGAGTTCGCTTTAACCTGTGCGGTTAACGGAAAAAAGTGGGATGGATTCAAAATCTCAAGTCGTGCTACTCGTAAATTCGTAGGCTCTGATGAAAGCATCGCTCAGGCACTTCAGGGCACAGGCGTTGAGCCTTATGTCATTACCAAGAAGATACGTACCATCACCGAGCTTGAAAAAGACCTAGGCAAAAAGAAGTTTACCGAGGTTTTGGGACAGTTCGTGGAAAAGGTCAACGGAAAGGAATCACTTGTTCCAATTAAGGAGAAATAAAAATGCAGTTGAATATAAACAAAGGCAAAATTTTCAGGGCACAGAAAGTAGTTATCTACGGCCCTGAAGGCATTGGCAAGTCTACACTTGCTTCTCAGTTCCCCGACCCACTATACATCGACACAGAGGGCGGTTCAGCTCACCTTGATGTCGCTCGTGTTGAGTGTACTCAAGATTGGAACACTCTAATTGAGACCGTCAAGGCTGTAGCAGAGCAGGATGTATGCAAAACCTTAATTATTGATACAGCCGATTGGGCAGAGCAGTTATGCACTGCAGCAATTCTCAAGAAGTACAGACAGACCAGTATTGAGGGCTTCGGTTATGGTAAAGGCTTCACCTACCTTGCTGAAGAAATGGCAGTTCTGCTTTATACCCTCGATGAGGTTATTGCAAGTGGCAAGAACGTTGTTTTGACTGCTCATGCAAAGATGCGCAAGCAGGAACTTCCTGACGAGGCTGGCGCTTTCGACCGCTGGGAGATGAAGTTAAGCCGTAACGTATCACCACTTGTAAAGGAATGGGCTGATATGGTGCTTTTCCTCAACTACAAAACCTTTGTGGTTAAGTCCGATACCGGCTCAGGTAAAGCACAGGGCGGTCAGCGTGTCATCTATACAACTCACCACCCATGCTGGGATGCCAAAAACAGACATGGCCTGCCTGAAGAGATGCCACTGAGATTTGACGAGCTTGCTGCAATCTTCGACAAACAGGTCTGTAAGGATTATGACACTCTCAAGACGTTTATGGCAAGAGATAACGTTACAGAAGAGCAGATTAGAACCTTGCTGTCAGCAGATAAGGCTTATAAGGCAGACAAACCACTTTCAGCTTATGCATCAAAACTTGTAGCCAAGTGGGATGTAATCACTTCGAATTTAGTTTAATTTTTTAATTTTCATTTTAATGATAGGAGAATCTAAAAATGGCAAACACTGATAATTATGCTATGGGCTGGGATGACGCAGTTTCCAACGATGAGGCAGGTTTCATTACTTTACCAGAAGGCGAGTATGACTTCACTGTAAAGAGCTTTGAGCGCGGTTCATTCCCTGGCAGTGCTAAGATGGCACCATCACCTAAAGCTTCACTGCAGTTACAGATTGAAGCACCAGAAGGCACAGCTGTAGTCTTCACTGACCTTATCTTAAACTCTATGCTTGAGTGGAAGATTTCATCATTCTTCAGAAGCGTAGGTTTAAAAAAGAAGGGTGAACCATTTAAGCCTCAGTGGGACAAGCTTGTAGGTCTGACCGGTCGTGCCTACATTAAGACCAGAACCTACATTACCAAAGACGGCAATGAGCGTACAGCTAACGAAGTAGACCGCTACATTGACAAGCCTGCAGTAGCTACCAAACCTAAGCTCAACAACCCTGACAATGCAGTTGCTGCTGACGCTTCAGGTCTGCTTGACTAGGAGGAAACAGAATGGCAATGCAGATGAGACCGTATCAGATTGACGCAGTTAAGGCCATTCTGTCAAAGTGGGAAGATGCTGACAGAGTTCTGTTAGTTCTTCCTACCGGCACAGGCAAGACTGTAACGTTCTCTCACGTGATTGCTGACAGATGCGCTCAAGGAGGGCGCATCCTCGTTCTGGCACATCGCGAGGAATTACTTGAGCAGGCAGCTGACAAGCTGTATTCCGTTACCGGATTGAAAGCTGCTTTTGAACGTGGGGATTTGAGCGCCGTAGGTTCAGGCGCTCAAGTCGTAGTTGCTTCGGTCCAAACCATGTCCAGGGTTAACCGATTAAACAACTACTGTAAAACCCACTTTAATACAATTATAGTCGACGAGGCACATCATTGTCTAGCCGACTCATACCGTACCATACTTAATTATTTTGGCACGGCTAAAGTACTGGGTGTAACCGCCACTCCTGACAGAGCTGATAAGAAGCAGCTATCAGAAGTATTTCAGACCACCGCATATGAATACTCTATGCTTCAGGCAGTAAAAGACGGCTATCTTGTACAGCCTAAGGCTCTGATGAAACCACTGAATATTGATCTGACAAAGGTTAAGATTCAGGGTGGTGACTTCGAGGCTGGTGCGCTGGGAAGTGCCATTGAGCCATATCTTGAGAGCATAGCAGATGAAATGGCTGGTGTCTGTAAGACTCGTAAGACTGTAGTATTTCTGCCACTCGTGGAGATGTCCCAGCACTTCAGAGACCTGCTTAATGAGCGCGGATTCCGTGCTCAGGAGGTTAACGGAAATTCCAAGGACAGAGGGCAGATACTGCAGGACTTTGAGCAGGGAAGATACAACGTGCTATGCAACTCTATGCTCTTAACTGAGGGTTGGGACTGTCCTGCAGTTGACTGCATTGTGGTCCTAAGACCTACCACATCACGCGCTCTGTATGTTCAGATGATAGGTCGTGGAATGAGACTGTCACCAGCAACCGGAAAGACAGATCTCCTTATTCTTGACTTCCTCTGGATGACTGCAAAGCACAATCTGTGCAGACCTAGTGTGCTTGTAAGCAGGAGTGAAGAAGTTGCCTCCAAGATTGACAAGATGACCGAAGATAACGAGGTAGATCTGACTGAAGCTCAGGAAATCGCTGAGCGTGATATTCTGGCTGAGCGTCAGAATGCTCTTGCTGAACAGCTTAAAGCTCAAAGGGCAAAGAAGGCTAAACTTGTTGACCCATTGCAGTTTGCATTTTCCATCTCTGACGGCATTCTTGCAGAGTACCAGCCTGTAAGTGATTGGGAAGCTGAACCACCTACCACCATACAGCTTGAGACGATTGAGCGCGGAGGCGTGTCAAGTCAGGCTATCAAGTGTAAAGGCGAGGCATCACACCTAATTGCTATTCTTAAAAGGCGTAAAGCTGAAGGTCTGTCCTCTGCAAAACAGATTAGGAAGCTTGAAAGCTACGGATTTAAAAACGTGGGTATGTGGTCAATGGATCAGGCAAACGCCCTGATAAAGATTATTGTTGCTAATGGCTGGAAAGTGCCACGCTACATCAATCCGGTCAACTATCAGCCGAATTAAGGAGTTATAAGTGAATAATAATACTTACACCAGAGAAGAGCTTGTAAGTGCTCTTAATTCAATCAGCGTGACCTCCTGCAGCTATCAGGAATGGACAGATTTCGGCATGGCTCTCAAGGCCGAGGGTTGTGACGTGTCTGTTTGGGACTCATGGTCTCAGGGTGATTCACGCTACAAAAATCACGAATGCCAGCGTAAATGGAACACTTTCACCGGTAACGGTATTACAGGTCTGACGATTCTTAAAAGAGCGCGTGAAGGAGGGTGGAGACCCTCCTCCTTACATAAAAAGAATGTGGCTCTGGATTGGGAAGAGTACATCTACACCGATGAGGTATATGAGGCTGACAGTGCCACTACAGAGATGACTGCATGTCAGATGCTTAAGACCTATATTGAAACTCTGTTCAGACCTGATGAGTATGTCAACTATGTAACAAAGTCTTATGACAATGGTGACGGCAAGTTTGTACCTTTAGGCTTAGGCAATTCGAAGAAGGCAAGCCAGCTTATAAAAGAGCTTGAACGTTACGACAAGGGTAATGATTCGGATTTAGGCTTCGTCATTTCAGATTGGGACCCTCAAGCTGGTGCGTGGATTAGATTCAACGCCACAGATGGCCGGGGCGTGAAGGGTGAAAACGCCATATCATACCGTTATGCATTAGTTGAGTCTGATGAGGATTCTATCGAAGAGCAGATGATGACTTACAAACAGCTCAATCTTCCTATTGCTGCCATCGTGAACTCAGGCGGTAAGTCTCTGCACGCCATCGTTAAGGTTGATGCTATCAATAAAGCTGAATACTCTGAGCGCGTGGGATTCTTATTCCAGTATTTAGAGAGTGAAGGCTTTAAACTTGATAAACAGAATAAGAATGTACTGCGACTGTCACGCCTTCCAGGTGCCACACGCAACGGCAAGATACAGAAGCTTGAAGCTGTCAATATCGGTGCTTTATCATGGCAGGAGTGGTACAAGACTGTATCTGACTCACCTCTTGATAATCTGCCTGAGATTGTTTGCCTTGCAGACCGCCACGCAAAGCCACTGCCAATTCCTGAGGCGGTGATTGAAGGGGTGCTTAGAAAGGGCCATAAAATGCTTATCAGTGGTCCTTCAAAGGCTGGTAAGTCCTTCCTATTGATGGAGCTTGCTATAAGTCTTGCAAGTGGCTCAGAGTGGCTGGGATTTAAGTGCAGAAAGTCGAAGATTCTGTATCTGAATCTTGAAATTGATCAGGCCTCAGCTGATCAGCGATTCTTTAACATCTACGACCGGATGGGAGCCAGCGACGAATCCATGAGTAACATTATGCTATGGCACCTTCGCGGTATGGCAGCACCACTTGATGAGCTTGCACCGAAGATTATCGAAAATGCCAAGCGTAGCGAGGTAGATGTCATCATCATCGACCCAATTTACAAAATTATCACGGGCGATGAAAACAACGCCTCTGAAATGGGTAGATTTTGCAATCAGTTTGACCGCATAGCCGATGAATCAGGATGTTCTGTAATCTACTGCCACCATCATTCTAAAGGTGCACAGGGTGCCAAGAAAGCCATTGACCGTGCCAGCGGTTCGGGCGTATTCGCTCGTGACCCTGATGCCATTATTGACCTTACAGAGCTCGAAGTTATTATCCAGGAGCAAGGTACACCGCTTGAAGAGACTGCAGAGGTTAACGACAACCCATGTACAGCGTGGGAGGTCTCAGGCAGCTTGAGAGAGTTCGCATCGTTTAAGCCTGTACGTATGTTCTTTGATTATCCTATTCACCGTCTGGACACCGAAGGCAAGCTTAAGAACGCATATGCTGCAGGTGATACTGAGGGTGTGCTTGCACTGGGTCGCGAGAGGCTCAAAAACAACCAAGAGAAGAAGAAAGAACAGCTTCTGACTGTCTATAATGAAGTTGTAGCTGACAGTCCCATTTCAGGATGTACTAAGCAGGAGCTTGCTGAAGCTATGGAACTTTCTATCAGAACCATAGAAAGAAAGGTTAAAGAAAGCGGTAATTTTGTCATCGATAACAGCCGAATTTATTCCAAAGAGCATTGGGCAATGCTCAAAAAATGTCTCAAAAATGCACCACATTCTGACGCTGAAAAGGAGCTTGAATAATGCGTGCGACAAAAACGACGACAGTTTGTCGCGACAGCGACAAATTGGGAAATTCTCCAATATGTCGCAACTGCGACAAAAACTGCGACAAATTGGGAAAATCCCCAATGTGTCGTCGCGACGACGACAAGGTATATTACTACGTAATATATATTCCGCTGTCGCTGTCGCTCCGCTCATTTCGCCAGCTCATCACGTCGCGACACAACGATGGGTTGGCTTTAAAGGGCCAAACCCACATCGTGTCGACGACATGACAAGTGATCCCACCAATTTGTCGTTTTTTCGACAAAACCAAAAATTCAGAATGTCGCAATAAAAAAAATAACAGGGGGCTAAATGAAAATTACAATTGAGGGCAAAAAACTAAAATACGATTTTAACCTGGTCAACGCATCCAGGGATGAACACATGTTCAGTGCTTACGTTGCTGCTTATGGTGCGTGGACAAGGAGAGGGCTGAGCATTCCGGTTAATTACAGGTCGTGGCTTGGCTCTCAGAATGGAGAGGAAGTCAGAGAGTACGTTCTACCAATCACAGACGATGAGGCTCTGATTCTGGAAGCCTGCTTTAAAGCAGTCTGCACTGATGAGAGTCTGGCAGAACTCAAGCGCCTGACAGTGGATTTTGGTCACGACTGTGCAGACGCTCTGACAGTCAGACGGTTAAGGTGGGCATATCGCAGAAGTCACAAGAGATTCTCTCTGTGCGCGCTCATCCACGACAAGAAGAAAATTGTCTCAGGAGCTCAGGGGATGCTGGGGAGTCTGATTGGGGCTTAAAAAAATTTTTAAAAAAACTTTAAAAAAACCGTTGACTTTCTCAAACTGACCCCCTAAAATAAATACTGTAAGCTGGGGAGCTTGCGTACAATTTGTTTATATTTCTTCCAACCTGAACGCCCAAAGCGCTCGGGTTTTTTATTTTTCCAAGGCGAGCAAGATGGATTCGATACTCTCTGTCCTTGCTCCGTACCGCACGTTTATCGCTGCAGGCTTCGTTGCCTGCCTTGTCGCAATCACTTTTGATTTTTTAAAAGGTCAGCCTCCAGGAACTGCAAAGAAGATTCTTGAAGGTGTTCTCTGTGGGTTTATCGCATTCGCAATCTGCGGGTACGGCTCAAAGCATTTTGACTGGATTGAGCATAGCGACAGTTTGTATTTAGCTGTAGGTATTGGAGCTATTGGTGCCGGCAGGGTGACTGACATCGCAATCAAACTTGTCTGCCGGAAACTCAACCTCAAAATCGGTGACGACAATGACGAAAAAAACTAAAATTGCCATTGTGCGCAAGACAATCTATTTTAGCGTCGAAACCGTTCTCGCAACAGCATGCTTTGTCACGGGCAACGCTCTACTGTACATGATATTTTCGCTGTTTGTCTTTGGACTGATGTATCACTTCAAGGATTAAGGATTTTTAATGAAATTCACGCTTCCGATTCCACCTTCAGTCAACCGTCGTCAGACAATCTCTCGCAATGGGCGGTATCTGGTAGACACTAAGGTCTATCGTGAGTGGAAAGCTGATGCGGTTACGCTGATTCAGAATGCTATGGCTCAGTCTGAGCCTGTCGACTGCACGGCAAAGTTTATTTTCACCCTGATAATTCACTTTGCTGATAAGAGGACTTCAGATCTGGACAACAGAGTCAAAGCATTCCAGGATGCTGTGACTGAAGCAGGTCTTTGGGAAGATGACAGTCAGGTTGATTATTTTTCTGTAAGACGCGGTGAGGTGTCACCTCGCAACGGCTACATTGAAGCAGACATCCAGGCACTTATTGAGTAATCTTATGACTATGAGAATTTCAACGCACTGCAAGACCCACATAAAATTCTATGAGGGTCTGAGAACTACAGCTTACAAGTGCCCTGCCGGTGTGTGGACTATCGGATACGGTCACACACGCAACGTTACAGCCGGTATGATTATCACAGAGGCTCAGGCTGACAGATTATTTGATACAGACATCGCGGTATATGAGAACACTGTAGAGCGTATGCTCAGAGCTGACGAGATTGAAGTTACTCAATGTCAGTTCGATGCACTGGTATCTATGGCTTACAATCTTGGACCTAAGGCACTCTACAATCTGCCAAACAATACCATGACAAAGTTGTGGAAAGCTCTCAAGGCTCACAAGCCATACTCATGCGCTTATGAGTTTTTAAGCTTCAACAAAGCGGGCGGTGTTGAATTGATAGGTCTTACCGCAAGACGCGAGACAGAAAGCAAAATGTTCTTAGGGCTTGACGGTGTGGCTATGAGTGGCTCTGAATGGAAAGCTTACTTAAAATCTAAAGCACTTGATGAGGTCAAGTGATGAATTTACATTTCATATACGCAGGATTCTGTCTGCTTTCAAGTGTGTTCTGTGGCTTAATGGGTTACAGATACGCAGACATTCAGCGTGAGCGCGAGATTGCTCAGATACAAGAGCAGATGAAAGCTCAGGAAGTCATTGCGTTACAGAATAAAAACGAGAGAGAGAATGTTTACAGCAAAGCACTCAGCGAATCGCAAAGTAAGATTGCGGTATCTAGCGATAGAATTACTGCAGCTTATCGCGATCTTAACGCCTGGGCTGATAGCAATTTTGTTATTGATAACAGTGTCAGCATGCACAACAGTGAAGACAATACCAGTAGCAACTCAGACATGTCCTCAACTGCCAGCACTGCCGGAGCAGTTCAAAGAAGTGAATGTAGATGCGATGGAAAAGACCAAGCAAAACTTCGCAGACTTTATCAAGAGCAACTGATTATCGCAAGAGACTGTGACATCACTGCTAGTTACTACAATGAGCTGATTAAGTTTTATAGGTCAGTATCTACACCCTAGGGGGAGTTGAAAAAAAATACATGTTTTAACTCAAGAC